GCACAGCTGACGGCCCCTCCGCCGAAAGAGGTTTCTGCCGGCAAGAAGTTCTTCAATGAGGTCGTTGGTCCTGCTATCAATCAGGTCGCCAAAGCCTATATTGTCGCCTCGCTGTCCAAGGCCCTTGGTCTCAAGGGAGACGGAGACGGCGGCGGAAACAACAATAATAACGGCGGCAAGAAGAATAATAACGACGACAGCCAGTACAAGTCCATCAAGAAAGAGCTCAACGATCTGAAGAGCATGATGGGTTCTCAGAGGAAGCAGGACAGCGGCGGGAATCAGAAGAAAGAGTCTTCCAGAGATTCCGGTTCCGAGTCCAGCAATGGTCTCCCTGAGCCCAGAAGCACTGAAACACAGAAGTCTAATACACATAGGGATTCGATCTTTGCGGCGGCTCGTGACGCGGCACAGAATGCCCGTGAACAGCGAAGAGAACGAGAACGGGAGCAGAGACGCCAGGAAAGCAGAGAGCAACGAGAGAGACGGAATGCTTCATGGTCCGCGTTTCTTGACGGCCTAGAGCGACAGTCCGGCGGCCGTGTAAATCCTGTTACACAGTCTTATGAGACCCGCGCGCAGAGCTATTTCGATTCTTACCTGAACAACATGGGCAGATAAGTGAGGAGAACAATTCAAAATGGCACTCTCGAACACTGCCACACCTAAGTATTACGGCAGATTTCGGGATGCCGTGATTCGCGGGGAGATTCCGGTTTGCCGGGAGATCTCCATGCAGATGAACCGGATCGACGCTCTGATCCGGAGCCCGAATTACTACTATGATCCCGGGGCCGTCGAGGGGTGGATTCAGTTCTGTGAGCGGGAGCTGACCCTGACGGACGGATCCGATCTGAATCTCCTCGACTCCTTCAAGCTCTGGGGCGAGGATCTTTTCGGATGGTACTACTTCGAGGACCGCAGCGTGTGGCAGCCGGATCCGAACGGACGAGGCGGCCGGTATGTACGCAAGCGGATCAAGAAGCGCTTATGCAGCAAGCAGTATCTGATCGTCGGACGAGGTGCGGCGAAGTCTCTTTATGACTCAAGCATTCAGGCATACTTCCTGAACTGCAACACGCGCACCACACAGCAGATTGCCACGGCACCCACCATGAAGCAGGCGGACGAGGTTCTGGGTCCCATCAGGACGGCCATTTCAAGAGCGAGAGGACCGCTCTTCAAGTTCCTGACCGAGGGCTCTTTACAGAACACCACCGGCTCCAAGGCCAAACGGGTGCGGCTTGCTTCCACCAAGAAGGGCGTTGAGAATTTCATCACAGGCTCCATTATCGAGGTCCTGCCCATGAGCATTGACAAGCTTCAGGGCTATAGGCCATTTGTGTCCACGATTGATGAGTGGCTTTCCGGCGACGTTCGGGAGGATGTTGTCGGGGCCATTGAGCAGGGCGCTTCCAAGCTTGACGACTATGTGATCATAGCGACGAGCTCGGAGGGTACAGTCCGCAACAGCGTGGGTGACTCAATCAAAATGGAGCTGATGCAGATCCTGAAGGGAGAATACATCAACCCCCATGTTTCGATCTGGTGGTACAAGCTGGACGGGATCGAGGAGGTAGCGAAGCCTTCCATGTGGGTCAAGGCCAACCCGAATCTCGGGAAGACCGTGACTTATGAGACTTATCAGCGCGACGTGGAGAGGGCCGAGAAGGTTCCCTCCGCCAAGAACGATATTCTGGCAAAGCGCTTCGGTCTGGCCATGGAGGGCTACACCTATTACTTCACTTATGATGAGACGAAGGTTCACAGGCACAGGGACTTCTGGTCCATGCCATGTGCACTTGGAGCAGACCTGTCACTTGGCGACGACTTCTGCGCCTTTACCTTCCTCTTCCCGCTCCCGGGCAATTCATTCGGCGTGAAAACAAGAGCTTATATTACGTCCCTGACCATGTCAAAGCTTCAGGCATCTCTTCGGGAGAAGTACGAAGAGTTTCTGGCTGAGGGCTCACTGATTGTAATGGAGGGGACGGTTCTCGATATGCTGGACGTCTATGATGATCTGGACCGGCATATTACAGAGAAAGAATATGACGTGCGGTGCTTTGGTTATGACCCATACAACGCGAGGGAGTTCGTCGAACGCTGGCAACAGGAGAACGGACCCTTTGGTGTGGAGAAGGTCATTCAGGGCGCGAAGACGGAGTCTGTACCGCTGGGCGAGCTGAAGAAGCTGGCGGGCGAGCGGATGCTGGTGTTTGACGAGCAGCTCATGCAATTTGCCATGGGGAACTGTATTACGATCGAGGACACCAACGGCAACCGCAAGCTGATGAAAAAGCGGAGAGACCAGAAGATCGACTCGGTTGCGGCCATGATTGACGCTTATGTAGCGTACAAGGCCAACCGGGATGCGTTTGAGGATTGAGGTAAGCTATGGACTGGTATGTTAAGCGAAAGAAGAAGGCTTCCTATTTGATGCATCATGGAGTCAAAGGACAGAAGTGGGGAGAGCGGAACTATCAAAATGAAGATGGGAGCTATACTCCCGAAGGTCTGAGACGGCTTCGCCAGCAGCTGAAAGAGCGGAAGAAGCGTCAGGAAGCCGAGAGAAGTCAGTGGAAAGCCGACTACCAGAGTTTGTCTGACGAGATGGCAAGATCAAGGAAGATCGATCCGGAGCTTGAGAAAGAGCTTCAGTATATTTCCGACTATCAGAGTCTGTCGGACGAAATCGCGAGGCAGAGAAAAGCCGGTTCTGAGACAGAGCCCATGTCTGACACGGAGAAATTTGTTCGAGACGAGCTGTTTAAGGAAGTAGATCTCAGCAAACCTGCCGTGACGAGCGTGTTTATTTCGGAGAAGAATGGCTCCAGAACACTTTACGGGATGCTTGACGACTCGTTTATTGATAAGCTTGTTGACTATATTGACAAAAATGGAATCGATCCTAAGGATGTTAAACTCAAATATGTCAGAACGGATGAGAAGTCGATTGCTCAACAGCGTGAAGATGACAGACTCGATTCCATATACGACCAGCTTAACGAGCAAGAGCGCAAGGAGTTCGAAGAGCAAGGACGGCGTATTGTCGAAAGCGGCAATGAGAAAGCCTGGAAACAGTTTATCGAGGACTATGAGCTTCTCGTTAGAAAGAAAAAGCTCGGAGAGAAGAGAGCCGGTGGCATAAGAAAAGACTAACTCAAAGGAGGTGTCTATCACTGAAGCCTATTGACATTGAGATAAAGAAAAGGTGTATAGACGCCTATGATCAGGGCTTGACTTCGAGGGAGGTCTATAACAAGATCTATCACGACGTTTATCCTGTGGCAAGCTTTGAGAGCTTCAGGAGACTGCTTAGGAAATGGCGGAACAAGACCTATCCTGACAGGAAGACCCTTGAAGCCGGTACTTACGAGGGTTTTACGGCACACAATGCCACGGTACAGGTGAACGCGGAGGGCGAGATCGTTCAGGCATGGATCAAGCAGGCTTTTGATGACGGGCAGTGGGACAGGCTTCTCGAGGCCATACACGAGAATACAGAACCAATCAAAATAGAACCGATTGTCTCGAATGGAACCGGAATGCTCGAGATTCCACTCACCGACATGCACCTTCCGCTTTCCGATCACACGGAGAGCATCGGGCGGCTTCTGCACATCATCAAGCGTCAGGCCTGGGATGAGATCAACATTGTCATCGGACAGGATCTTTTCCACAATGACGACATGCGGGGACGTACGGCTTCCGGCCGGATCATCGAGAAGGTTGATATTCCAGCGGCGTGGGAGATGGCAAAGACGATCTGGTTTAATGTGATCGACGCCTCCCTCAGACAGTCCGGGCGGGTGAATCTGATTTACTCCATTGGCAACCACGACGAGAGTCTTGCATGGTGCTTCGTGGAGATGCTGAAGGATCACTATCCGCAGGTGAACGTGGACGACCGGCTGAAGCAGCGCAAGTGCATTTCGTGGAATGGCTGCTTTATCGGGCTGACCCACGGACACTACATGAAGAACAAGATGCATGATCTGAGAGGACAGTTTACGATTGAGTTCCCTGAGGAATTCTCGAGGGCCGCTGTCCGGGAGATTCATGCAGGACACCTGCATAGCGAGGCAGAGGGAGATCTTTACGGCGTGATGGTCCGGCGCTTATCCCGAAACGGGGAGACGGATCAATGGTCGGAGGACGAGGGCTTTGTGGGATCGCACAAGCGGTTCATGGTCTTCGAATGGGCTCCTGGATGGCTTCGGGCGGTGGATTATATTTGAGGGATACCCCCCCCCAAGAAACATGGGAGGATCAAGGAGGGAACCATGAACAACGAACTTCAACACTACGGCATTCTGGGAATGAAGTGGGGTGTTCGAAGGTATCAGAACGAAGACGGATCTCTTACCAAAGCCGGAAAGCGTAGAGTGGGGCAGAACAAGAAGCTGGCCAATGCTACTTTGCGTAGAACTGGCGGTCGGCAACGAAAACTGCTTAAGTATATGAAAGAAGCAGATGAAAATATTATGCAAACGCCATATGACTATATGCAGGAATCGACATTGATGGCTCAGCAACAGGCAATGAACTTCATGAATCAAAATCAGATGTTTCAGCAGAATGTGAACACCGTCAATAATTGGTTCGATCAAAGTAATATGATGAATAATATTTCCACTGCCAATTTCATGACATATAATCATTTCTGATCAAAAGGAGGTGATCCGCTTGTGAATGATGAACTTTGCCACTACGGCATTCTTGGAATGAAATGGGGAATCCGACGGTATCAGAATTATGACGGGAGTTATACTAAGCTTGGACTGAAAAGACGAAACGATGCAGATAGCGGATATGTTTCGGCTAAAAAAAGTCTTAAAAATGCAAAATCAGATGGCGGGGATGTACGTTCAGCACGCGACGCTGTCAAATCTGCAAAGCAGGAAGTGAAAGACTCCAAGCGTTTTCTCAAGGATTCCGTTCAGGCAGACCGAGGCCGTGAGCTAACACAGGAAGGTTACACAATTCGTGAACTTCGTGGAGACAGAAGATCCAATATGCCTTATGGTATGGGTGTCGGAGCCGGGATCGGACTTGGTGGCGGTGTGGCTGGCATGTTCATGACCGGAATCGCGGCACTTCCAATAGCGGCTGTTGTTGCGGGTACAGCAGCTGGCGGAACTTTTGTGGCCAGGCATTACAATAATAAGATTGATCAGATCAATCAGTATCGAAAACGGCTGTCGAGAGATGAACAGAGGGATGGTGACTGACGGATGGAGCGACCATTTGAGACTGAACTTTGTCATCACGGTATTCTCGGGATGAAGTGGGGAATACGGCGTTATCAAAACCCGGACGGATCCCTGACTGAGCTTGGACAGCGACGGCTTGACCGGAAGGATTCCAAGTGGGCCCACCGCCGTGAGGACAGGATCTACAACCAGACCTATCGCAAGTCACGCCGGGAGATGAATAAGTTCGTGAAGCAGCTGAACCGTGAGATCTCCCCGACCAACAAGAGCGGCTATCTCTCTGCAACCTACGTCAACGCCTATAACCAGAAGCTGGCTGAGGTGATGAACAAGAATGTGAAAGAGATCCACGCACCGTCGGGCAAGGTCGTCAAGTGGGTCGCCAAGCGTGGTGAGGTCGGAGTTCATATGGCACTGGCCGATCCTGGGTACAATCTCGATCAGCTGAAGCGCGGCGTGTACGGGTCCGGGCGGATCGCTTACAGGAAGACCTCAGTCAACACGGGCTAAGGAGGAAACAATTCAAAATGCAACTTTCTTTTGGTGAAAGGCTGAAACACGCCTGGAATGTATTCAAGAGCCGGGATCCGACCTACTACTCACGCAACTACGTGGGCGGACTCAGCGAATGGCGTCCTGAAATAAACCGACGATACTACAGGGATTCCGGGGACCGATTCATTGTGACGGCCATCAAGAACCGGATCTCCGTGGATGCGGCGCAGGTTGAGCTGCAGCATGTCAAGATCGACGACAATGGACGGTTCGTGGAGCTGATCGACTCCGGGCTCAACCGATGTCTCTCCTTATCCGCAAACATTGACCAGACAGGCAGAGCGCTTCGTCTGGATATTTTTATGTCTTTGCTTGAC